TTTAGACATACCCGTTAGCCTTTTCTGGATTAAAAACTCCAGTGGGTGATCCCCTTTAATTCCTACCATAAACCTTAATGATGATTACACAGTAAGTTGGGGAAATAGAACAAAAAAAACGGCTCCCTTTTCAGAGAGCCGTTCTTGTTGAACTTTAGTTGACTACAGATTAGTAGTCAGCTTCCACTTTACCGGAAATAAACAGACCATTAACCAAGTCCTGAGGACCACCCAAACTTGCAATCCAAGTCAGAGAAACGGTTTCAGCCGGTCCAATGGATGAAGAGAAGTTTTCAGATTCAAGCTTAGCATTTTTAACGGTATACTTGATAGCTACGTCTCCATCACCCGCGCAACTTGGTTGGCGAAGCGTAATGATTGTATCATATCCAACTTCTTGACACAAGATGTTGGCAAGACTTCCGGTTTGAAGATCTCCCATCAAAAGGTCAACGGAAATAGTTACGTTTGCTGGGAACTGAATTTCACGAGATTTTGCGTATTTACTTCCCAAACATTGAACTTCTCCACGAGTAAGGTCAACGGAGATGTTGTAAGATTGGATACATACATCACCGGAAACTTGGGCGAACAACGCTGAGTTGTTGTTCATTGCGAGTGTGATATCTCCCGGACGAAGCGCGGTTGGTTGACCGACGAAGCCAGAGACGGCACTTGGGAGAGTGAAATTAACCCCAGCGATAGCAGCGCCATTGACCGGATTAACGGCAGGAATCGGAACGGCAGTTCCGCTAAGGTAGCCGCGCATGTTTAGACCTTCAACGGTCGCAGAACAGGTCGGGAATCCCCCTACAGCGCCTTCTGCGGTGTAGTTAGACAAGAAACCATTACCAATACCGATAACCTCTCCAAGCCCCGCTGTGTAGCCTACAGCGTCATTTCCTTCTGGAACGGTGAGCAAGAAGTAGTTCCTGTCGTCTTCGGTCTTGTTAAGAATACCACTGATTGCGGAAGTTGTTCCGTCAACCACGAAACCGAGCCTTTCTTCGTTAACCGCATCAACAGCTAAATAAGAGAAGTCAAGATTAACCTGTGGCGGATCAGTTTGAACCCGGTCAATAGCCGCAAGCTGACCATATTGGGCAACGTCTTGGCGAGCAATAGAGAAAGAGTAATTAGCGGATTGAGTTCTCAGGATTTGCTTGACCGATCCTGATGCGTGAGCGCCGGTTGCAGGAGAAGGACCAGCGAAGAGAGCTTGGGTTTGGGAAATTACGCGGTTTCTGGACATGGTAAAATATTTTTATAGTTCACAATTAATTACAGTTGGGTGGGTAGCATGTGAATATTTAAGTCAATCTCCTGTTTAAAAAGGTGTCATATTCAACAGAAAAGACCATTTTACCTATTCTTAATTTCGGATAGGCTTCGATAATGCTATTACTCTGAATTGTAGAGGAAAGCGGAGAATACATAATATCGGAAATGTAGACTAAATTCGAGGAATTTTGGTAAGACCTATATTGATCCATGTAGTTGTATCCACCAGTTTTATAATCACCTAGAACGTTAAATGGTGTTTCTTCAAACCAAGGAAAGTATCCACCCACGAAATCGGAAAAGGTAGAGGCCACAGCTTCCCGCTTGAAATCGCTATCCGCTANAATAAGAGCTTCTATAGATAGGTATTTACGACCAATAGACTCAAAAGCGATTTCTCTTGTTTTGGATTGAGAGTTTCTTAAGAAGACGCAAGGTAAAACAACTAGATGTGGAGCTAATCCAGTTATTCCACTTTTCTTTCTTGGGTTAGCGCGTTCTGTAAACTTCTGCTCCAAGATCAATCTCTCGTCCGATTCAGAAGTTAGATATGTATTAAAGGTTTTGTATGAATACTGGACAATACCAGACGGAGCGCCACTAATCGTTCTTCCGTTATTGTAGTCAACAAAAGGAACACCTAAACTTGCTGCCGTAGGAATATACGCTCCTGAAATTGATTGGTCTGCTACCCATTGATAATTTGGACTAGAGTAAGTTGGAATACCCGTTCCTAATCTAGGGTCGTTCATTGAGAAAAGTTGACCTGAGGTATTTGTATACGCATCTGCACGATCTACTAGAGTATGGTCGAACCATTCTAGGAAACTTGACATTATCTTATGTTCGGTCGTGATCTTCAAACTAGTCTAGGATATTTTAAGCGATTTACGAAAGACTCTAGTTTTTTGGTTATGTAATCTGATTGTGGTTTAAATTCTACATTCCTAATGACGGATTGCGTTTGTAATCCACCACCAGACCTTGATTTTCCAGAGTTTGTTTTTAGGAAATAAGGTAGTCCACTAATTCCATTTTCTATACCCAAAACCCAACTTTCGGCAGACCATCCCTCGGGGAATGGAAGGGCGGTTCTAAATTGTGATCTTGTAGGAAGGGTCACTTTAAAGTTCGTGAAAATTCCAAACGTTCCATTTCTCCCGTAGGTTGGGGTGTCGGCCATATTGATATTTTCATTCAAAAACGAAATCAATTCTTGAACTGGACGACTTCCAACGGGAAACCCAATAAACGAAAATAGATTACCCGTAGGCACTAGACCTGTTAAATTAGATCCATTAGCTCCACCGTTTAACTCCTTAGAGATTGGATCTTCCATAACCTCCTTTATAAGATCGGCTTTAGCATTCGCAAAAACAGACCTAGCCAAACGATTCAGACGCGGACGTATTGCGATACGCAGCTTATCTAAAATGAAGTTATTAAGTTGTTTTTCGTTAACAACGATTTTGATCGAGGATCTCATGGTTGTTTTTGGAGTGTTATGACATAATATTTGAAGTCAAAAAGACCGATTTTTCTAATATCTGACTTGATCGAGAAGAACTCTCCTAAATACTCCGCTCTTGTTGCGTCTTTTACGAATTGGTAGCAATCTTCCTTACACTGAATTGTTATAACTCCCAGATTTTGAGCGGCTCTCGCATCTGTATCTCTATCGATTACCACCGTTTTCTTCTCACCTTCCCTTGAGTTCGGGTAAATAAGGCGAACATAAAAGGTTTCTTTCTTTTCAACGGTCGTTATTTGACTTTCAAGTTGGTCATCCCAAGCGTCATTGAAATCAGAGCTAAAGTTGAAGACTGTTTCGCCCTCATGTTTATATAGCGTTATTTGAACTGGTCTAGCCCACGAATCAAACAGATTATCCATCTGAATTTCGTATTCCGCCATCTCTTCGCTAGAAAACAAATTGGCCATTAGTAAGAAAGGAAATTGTATCGAGTAAACACGTTAGGGACACTTGTAGCAAAGTAACTATTATGGTCATACAAGACCTGATGGGGGAGATTTGAATAACCATTCCCACCGCCTTGATTATACCAATCCAGCATATCTTTCAACTCGGCTTGACAGTCATTAAATAATGATTTATAGAGTCTAGCTAATTCTACTCCAGAAACTCTTTTGATGGCACCTTGTTCTTCGGTTCCTTCAATTGCTATCCAAGCCCCCGCCCCTTTAGTTAGGTGGAGTTGCTGTGTCGCAGTCTTCTTCATGTAATAACATTCATACATCTTTGTATAAATAGCCATTACACCTAAATCCATTTCTGGAATAATTGCATTGGTGCCAGAAGTCGAAAAGGCTTCGTCGATAGCCAAGTTGAGGGTTCCAACATTACCCATCAACCACAAAGAGACAGATCCGGTAGTTACACCAGACATCAAATCCATAAACTCAATTATGTCTCCAGCCCATCCGCTGACATCCAAACTTGTCGTCATAGAAGTATTTACACTTAACGACCGTTAGCGAGAATCTTCAAGGCAATTTCGGCCTTTTCTTGATCCATTTGCGGCATTCCACCTTCGATTGCACCTAGATAAGAAGAGTTGTGTCTTTTAAATTCTTTAGCTAATCGACGAGTTAGGTTTTCTCTATCTGTATTCGGAACGATACCAATTTTAATAGAATGAGTTTGTAGATCGCTCAAATTCATAGACTTCAAATACTTTTCGTATTCAGCTTGGTCTGTTGTCTCGTAAGGAGACTTTTTCGTCAAACCAAGGATATCCGCCAAACTCTTAGGTTGTTTATCTGGATCGTTGTTAATTGTCTTTCCGTCAGCGGCCATAGTTTTTACTCTTTTTTTTGCCGTCACTCTTGTTTTATTTTTGTTTTCCATATTGATACCTGTATAGCTTGTGTTACACGAATTTGTTCAAAGTGGGAACGAAAAAAGCCCGCACGAAGCGGGCTTTGATCGAATTATTTGGGACTAACTTAATCCGATTAGACTTTACATCCAACGAAGATTTTGTTGTCAACGCACACGCGACCTTCTTCGAGTCTTGTATACCATCCCCATTTTTCGGAACGCGCCGGGAACTGGTCGTCCACCATGGTTTCGATAGTTGAAGATACATCGATATCGTGTGTTGGGGCAGTAGCAACCGCTCTGACGAGGGCACCAGCACCATTATCGATACCAAGAACAAGTTGATCCGAAGCACCAGTGAACGAACCTCCGTAGAAGGCATCAAACAACAGGTTGTAGGATTGGTTGTCACCGAACTCGAACAACTCGTGGATAGAGATGTCGAAGATAGATGGGATACCAGCCGCATTGTAGAATTGCTCACGAATGCTATCTGGCAAACCAAGAGCGGTGGATTCTGCGGTGTCAGGCACAGCACGAGTGTTCATCGGTTGGTAAGCGAAGGCGCGAATCTGAGCAACGATTTCCGGAGAAACAACAAGGTCAGAAATTCCACGACGATTCAAGGTAGCCGGGGTGCCGCCGTTCCATGCCGTGCGGAGCCTCTTCATCTTAAGAATCATTTGGTTAAGGTCTTCGATTTGGAAGACGTTCGCGGTCGTAGCGTCAACCATGTGGTTAGTTCCGCCATCAGCAAGAGCTTTCAACATGATCGCCCAAGCGTTATGCTCGATCTTAACAACCAATTCTTGAGCCATGCGTTCGATACCGCGAGCAAGAACTTCGAGGCGAGCCTGTTGGGCATACCTTTTCAAGAACGAGATCGCCGAATCCAGACGGTAGGTGGTGAACCTAAAGTCGGTCAAACCATGGATAAGGTTAGTTGGAAGTCCACCAGCAATAGTTTGTGACCAAGTTCTAACGTAGTTTTCACCAACGTCTTCGAACAAGTCAAGTGGGATGGATGGGGTTTCGTCGAAGTTGTAAGTATAGTCATCGAAGAACATTGCTGACGTAGCAGCTAGGTCGATAACTTGCTCAACAATCGGAGAAACCAGAGCCGCCAAGGTTTCTTGCGCCCTCATGGAGCGTTCTTTGTTGCGGTCAGCAACGGCTTGGACTAGCTTGATTTTTTCTTCGGAGCGAAGTAATTTAACTTTCATTATTTATTAGTGTGTTGATTGTTGGGTTTCTGATTGTATATTACAGTTCGATCTTAAGAAGTGCGTATCCATCGTCTCCTGCGCTCGATAGGAAGGTTCCTACTCGTCCGCTAGTAGCGACTCCGTTAGTTACAACCGCCATTCCGCTTGCGGTTCCGCTGATAATCGCAGCACCAGAGTTTGCACCCGGAGTTCCGATAAAGCTGTTGGTTTCTACGATACCACGGGTAAGAACCGGGACCGCTTCTCCAGAACGAACGACTTGGTTTTCAGCAGTATCCCAAGCAGGTTGGAAAATGTAGCGTTCACCATGGACGTTAAATTCACGAATATCATAAAGGGTCATACCCAAAACTTTTTCGTGTTCGGCTGCGGTTTTCAATTTCCACGGAACAACCGGACGAAGAGACGTTGCTCTTGCTGGAGTGTTGCCGAGGCTTGCAGAAGACCATTCTTGAGCGTGGTCATCAGGATCTACCGTTCCTGAAATCGAAACGAAAGTTCCCTTGTTGACATCACCTTCTGCGTGAGCAAAGAAGTTGATGACATCATGCTCATCGTATTGCCTAAAAGGCTTAAGGTTAGGTGCTGAGGTTAAATCATACATGGCTTTTTATCTGTGTGTTGTATCGTTTTTGATTTGTTTTTTACTTGCGGGAAATTCTAACACCTGAGTCTTTATCGTTTCCAATTTTGAAAGCAAGAGCTAGTTTAGAGAACTCGTCTTCTTCACCACCAGAGGTATTTGGAATAGACGCTGTGGACTCTTTCCCTTTCTTAAGGAGTTCTTCGGCGGATTCCTCTCCGCTCTTATTGTCTGACTTAACCAAGTTTTTCGCCATAACAGCGAACTCGGATTGCCATTCGGAAAATTGCTTTTCGTCGAGGTCGCGAATTTGTTTTGCAACAATAGTCGTCAACTTTTCGTCGAGGTCATAAGATTCGGCAAGAGCAGACATACGATCATTAAAGGAAGCTTCCTTTTGAGCCTGTGCCGATTGATCTTTGATTTGTTGGATTTCGTTCTTAAGAGTAACGATTTCGTCTTGAGCAGATTTTAGTTCTGCGGCAGTAGAAATAGCTTTGTCGGCTTCTTCTTTTGCTTTTGCTTCGGCATCGGCCTTAGCTTGAGCTTCCGCATTCAACTTTGCAAGACCATCCTGTTCGGCTGCTCTCAGTTGGTCCTTGATGAACTCCCGAATAGTAGGAGCGGCTTCTTCTGAGGCGCAAACCTCTTTCGTGATGTCTTCAATTTTAGAAATCTTCATATCATTAAAAATTACAGTGTTGCTAGTAGTTTGTGAACTTTTTTGTTGTTTATTTTTTTCTTGGTTATCTTCTTCGTTATTTTCTTGTTGATTTTCTTCTGCCTTGTTAGCTGTCGCTTCGGTTTTCTTGACTCCTTCGCTCTTTTTGGCTTCGATAGATTTCCACATTGACATTGCAACGGTGATCGTTTTCTTAGCTTCTTCTTCGGAAGCATACGAATCTTTTTCAAGAAGCAAAGAAACCAACTCTTGCTCCCGTTCTACAGAAAGACCCTCTCTTTTTTCCGATGCCGTCAACACTCCTTTGACTGCTGCTGCTGGAGTCGATGTAAATCCACCACCAAGAGGCAACCAGTCTCCGGCAACTAAACGATAAATAGGAGTTCCATCATTGGTGTATCCCGGACCACCTTCGGCCCTTAGATACTTACTCATTTCTTTGATCTGTGCTGCGTCGGTAATAATTTCTGCGTCTTTGACTTTCTTAGAACCTAGAATCAAGTGATAATCATCAAATCCAATTTCCCAAGAAGTAGATGAGTGATTATGATAGCAAGAGGATGGTTTGGAACATTCTTCTAGGTAATCAGCGAAACCTTGCTCAACGATCCTCCAGACAATACCGCCCAAACAAATGTTGAATGGATCATTTGAGCCTTTTAGGTCTTCTGCTGAAATGATTTCATTTTCTCCGAAAGAAGAGAATGCTTGGGAAGTAATGTGACCTACAACGTAACTCCTGATATGCTCAATGTTCAGCGGTTTATAAACAAACTTTGGGGAGTATAATAATGCACCATCTGTTCCTACGGCGTCATCGTTTTCGTTGACTAAGTTTACGACCGCGATATTAAAAGCTGTAGCGAGCAAATCTGGATTTTCATCTTCCGGAATATCCATTAACAAAGGAGAAAGTCCTTCTAACTCCGAACTCTTTGCTGCTAAAATTTGTTTTTGAGCAGCCAATTGCTCACCCTCAAGCCTCTTTGCTGATAAGAGGTTTTTTTTGAAGATCGATTTGTATTTAAATTCCCTTGGCATGGTGGTTATTACACTGTTTTAGGTAGTGAGTGAATTATTTGGTATATTGAAAGTGCATAGAATCTCTGCGCCACGCCCTTGCTCCACTTAAGAACCCGTGTTTTTCAAAAATCTCAATTGCTTCTACTGGCATATTGGCATAGCCTTTCTGTCCAATTTTTTCTTGATCCCAAGGGGTTGTTAATCCGTTTTCGGCGCAGTTTAAGTCTATTGCGATGCCATAACTGTGACGAGAAAGACTACTTCCATTTCTCATTTTCCTGTGGTTAAAAATTCCGCAGTAGACATTTAATCCATGTTTTTCAATCCACGGCATTCCGTAAGTGTCAAAAATTTCTTGTAATGCTGCCACCAAAGGCTCTTTGATTTTTTTGTGGCAACGAGTTTTAGTAACTACATCTCCGGTGCGAGTGTAAAGTTTCATCGGATAAGGAAACTCGAACGAAACTAATTGACTTTCGTCACCCGGTTCGCCAAACGCTCTCGTTAGTTCAGAAATAGTATCTGTAGGTGGAAGGGTAGAATAAACTGGAGTTTTTACCTCAACCACTTCTATAGTTGACTTAACTAGTTCTGGAGTTTCCTCTCCTAAATATGAGAAGTCATGAGAGCTTTCGAACTTCAAAACAGCTAAATACGTTTTTGTCCATCTACTTACTAGTCCCTTCCAGAAACTACTTGATTCGTTACGCCTTGCCACGGTGCGCTCATACCAATCGCGAGCAAATAGGAGTTTAACTAGAAGTTCGTCACCCCCAATTCTAGCCGATGCTTCTAAAGTTTTATCTCCTATGTCACCGTCTGTAGCTTTTTCGATAGAAAGATTTAAAACACCCGAAACCCATAAAGCATACTGAAAAATTTTAGCCGCTCCAGTTGGACCTCTGTTAAATCTAAGATCCATCAACATAGCTTCAACGCGACCGTCTGTGTGCCAAGGTTTAGAGTTTGTATATTTAGCGATGTATTTAATCGCTTCTTGCTCGGCGTTATCGAATTGACCCGATTCAATTAGTCTTTTCAGCCGGGTAGCTTGTTCTTTGTGATATTTATCGTTGATTCCTGCCACCTCAAAGGTTCCACCACCATCACCAGCGGGCAACTTATAAACAGTCAATCTGCCTTGACTATCTCTTCGCGCTTCCGCATCTAAAATGATTTTGGCCATTTCCAAAGAGGGAATGGCTTTTGTTTGATTTTTCATATTACCCAAAATAAAGTTGTTGAGCCAATCTTTCATCGGACGATTTCAAATGTTCCCGACAGAGATTTTTTTTCTCTGGCGGTTGTTTTAAATGTCAGAATTCCATTTATTACGTCATGATTTAACGATTCTTCTATAACGTTATAAGTTTGGATTGGTTGGTTAGTTTCGTCGTCATATTCAATAACGAAAGTAGATTCCCTACTCGCACAGGAGAGTAGAAAACAACCACAAAAAATTAAGATGCTTTTTCTAATGCTGAACATGCGACCCCTCCTTTTAGTAGTAATTTATCCAAATCTTCTATCGAAATCCAAAATTTTCCTCCGACACCCCACTTCTCACCCCAGCTATTTACACCTAAAAACTTACCCTTTTCCGTGTCAACCCCACCAATTAACCATGCGTGCCCGCCATTATCCTCTCCTGTTAGGGATACGTTCCCAAATTTATCTGGCTCAGTCATTCCACTTAGCCAAGGTGTTCCAACTACAACCGTTCCGCGAGTCAGAACATAGTTTATAATTGTTTTTGCGTCCCACGCCCAGACGTAACCACCCTTAATAAGACCTAACGATTCCATGGCTTTCATTCCTGCCCTCACGGAAGTCCCAAAATAATCAGGTTCCTCTCCTTGCCACTCGTCTAACTTTTGAGCCAACATATAAATCTCAAAAGGATTTGGTCTTTCTGACATCTGAGGGGCAGATTGAATAAATTGGGCACATGCAAAACCTACACAAGCAAAAGAACTTCTTTGATCTAGGATGGTAGAGATTCGATAGAACTTAGATTTGTTCTTCGTATTTAGAGTGCTAGAGGCCATCAGGAATCGACGGTCCATAGGGTCGTCCTTTATAATGTGTCCAAAAACTCTTTCCATTTGCTGCCGTCTTTTGGTTTTTGCTTGTTCTTTTGGTTCATTAAACCAAATTTAACAATGTATTCTTGAGGGAGTATAAAATTTCCGTCTTCTTGAGCAACTAAGCCCTCCGCTTTTCCAAGGTCAGGCTCGAACATATTACCATACATCTCGGAAAGTTCTGAGTATCGTTTAGCGGCTTTTGGAGTAATTAACCACCCCTTCCCTTCAACAAAATCCAGAATTCCAGAGTTTTGTTCATTGCCGTCCCAGCTAGGAACGGTATCTACAACCACAGACGGAACTATCGTCTTGGGTGTTTTATTAAAGTTGCAAGATGATGTGAGTAAAAGTATCGCTAGGAATACATTACTCAGCAAGAATCTTACGCATCTCTTCGATTGCTTTACGTCGCTCTTCTGCATCGGTTGATTCGGCTTGTTTTGCGACGTTTTCAACTTGGTTTTGAAAGTCGATGTCGATTTGTGCCTTCTCTCTTTCTACGAAATCTTTTTCGTTCATACGCTCTTCGACAAACTTCTTTCTGCCGATTCCATATCGGAAAACGTCAAGAATAGCAGCAACTATGCTAAGGATATTACGGAGCATAGTCTTTCAGTCTTTGAGAAGCTACGATTGCACGTTGTAAAAGGATATCCGCCGTTTCTTCGTCTGTAGGTTGAATATATACAAGTGCGGCGGATTCACACCCTACAGCTATCTTTTCTAAGATACTAAGAATTTTTTTAGGCTCATCCCCAAAGGAAACATAGGCATCCTTATAAAGAGAGGTCAGCACAGAAGCTAGATTTACCCAATGTGGTTTTTCATCATCTGTCCAAAGTTTTACGATTTCTTCAAATTCCTCTGGGAGAACTACTTCTCCAGAAGAGAGAGTTTTGATTGTAAAGGATAGAGCGTAAATAACCTTTGCTTTTTCAACCCTATCTTCCTCAGAAACAGCATTATTTAATACTAAATTACAGGCTAGGTAACTAGCTGGTTCGACATAAGCGATAAATGGAAAGTTGTTTTCCGGAAGAGTCGCACAACTAGATAGCGACAGAGTGATGCAGCCAGCGATGGCCAATAGTAGGTTTTTCATTGGAACTTTTCTCTTTCGAACTCAATCCGCACTTGCGCTTCGTGAGTTGCAGCTTTTTTACCACCAGTAACAGAAGAGTCTTTACTTAATCCAGCCCAAGTAGCGCCAGAAGTGATAGCGACAAGACCGGCGATATCAACAAGAACCTTTTCCCATGCGTCAGGTAGACTTGAGATAAGTTCTGGATTAATATAGATTGCTGTGAAGATAGTAGTTAACCACCCGGAAACTTTAACTCTCCAGTTTGGACCTAGCAATTTCTCTAGAAACTCGATCATATAAATAATTACACAGGTTTTTTCAGAATTAGAACAGCGTCATTCTACCACTTCTTAAAGTTCCGCCATTATCTTTCCATCGGAAAACGAGCGTTGGAGATCCGCTATAATGAGTAACATAATGGACTAAAGTTTTATTCTCTTGGCTTGTGTCTACGAGTCCAGAATTTACGTGACTGTAAATGTCTCCACTAGTTCTAATTGTAGATATGCTCCCCCGAAAATCCAATAGCAACTGATTTTTCCCTAGAGTTGTCCAACCCATACCCATAGGCTACCGCACTGTGGGCTAAAGAAGAGCTTCTAATACCGCAAGAGAAACCGTGTAGGTGAGCAAAATTTCCAGAACCAAATGAGTTGTGGTTTTCGATACCGCTAAGTAAGCCCAATGGGGTAACTGCTACAGTTTCCAAATCTTTCTCGATTGATTCAATAACGGTAGCCAGTCTAACTTTTCCAGTTACGGAAGTTGTCGAGTTTGAAACCAACGAATTTACTTGTCCAGATAAGAGTTGGAGTCCGCTATGTAAAGTAGTTGGCGTAATTACTGCACCAGAAGAAATCACTCCAGAAATGGCCTCATTCGCAGTCGCTAACCGAACTTTACCGAAGATTGAGGTTGTGGAGTTTTGTATCCCTGTATTTATCGACTCAAGTCCCGACTTCAAGCCTTCTGGAGTCACACCCAAAGTAGAACTCAATCCGAGTAAACTTTCACTAACTGTAGCCAATCTGACCAATCCAGTTACCAAAGTAGATCCTGTTGGAATTTGAGATCTAAGCCACGAAAGTCCGCTATTTAGACCTACTGGAGTAACCGCCACTGAGTTACTTGACCTAGCAACGATTTCATCGTAATTAGCAAATCTAGAAACTCCAGTCTGAGATTCTGTAGCGTAAGGAAACCCCCCGCTAGTCATAAGGCCGCTGACTGTTCCACTGACAAACTCAGAGAACTCAAGCCTATCGATTTGTTTTAGCCTTATTTTATTGTCCATCTATTCTGCTGTAGTAAAGAATTGTTGCTAAAAACTCGTCAATGTTGTGACTTTCCGCAAGCTCAGCAATTATCTCTGAGTTGTGGTTAATTTTTGGCATTGGTGGAGAAGATACATATTCAATTACACTTTTCTCCCATTCTTGTCTTGGTTCATTACAAACAATTAGTTTTGCAATAGAAAAAGCGATATCTTTTTGCTTCTCGTTAATTCTTTTTATGTTGTTTGCTTTTTTGAATTCGGACTCCACTTCATTAACCAGTTTATTGACTGATTTAAAAGTTTCGGTGATCTCAGATAGACTAAAAGAAGCTACGGAGGCTTTCGGAGTTTTTGTTTGTGGCGATGGAGCTTTCTTTGTTGATTGTGGAGCCTTTGACCCATCTGGACGACCAGCTTCTTGTTGCCCTCCCCCGATTAGCGGTTCGTATAAGCCTTTGTCTTTTTGTTTTTTGAACTCAATTTGGTTCTCTTCTGATTCCTCCCTTGAAGGGAAAACCCCGCTTTTTGTAGTTTGAAAGAACTCTTCCGGCGTAAGAACGCCTAGCTCCACCAAACGAGTGTAGACACGAAGCATTTGAGTTTCGTCGTTGATATCAACTGTTTCAAACTCTGGTGTAGGCACCGATTTGAATCCAAAGTCTTTAGCAATTTGCTCCATCTCTGGAATTAAAAATTGATCTAAGAAAACCCTTCTGGCTTCATCCAATCTCTCTAGAAAGACCTTGATCTTAATAATCTGGTTTGAGAATTTTTCTCCACCACCGAAAAAGATATTTTGAAGACCGTCTGCAATATCTCTATTTACGGAAGTGTATTTCTCATCGCCTAAAACTTTCTTTAGGTCTGGAATGACGAATTCGGCTTTCGTGGTATAATCAGCTACAATAACTCTACTGATACTCTCTTGTTCGAAGAGCTTAGTCATCGCATCAAGGAGTTTTGGGTCTGTTCCTCCCTTGTCCTTTTCGGCACCCATAGTAACCAATAGGATCATGTAGTCAATTGTCTTAGCTACCGCCAAGTCTACCTTCTTAAACTCAAGCTTCAAGTTAATATCGTCAAGAACCGGGAAAAACATGGGAACAGCCATTCCTTCATAGTCTTGTTTTTTTACAAACACAGACCTCAGTAACTTTGGATCTAATGGAATATCAACAGACTTTCCATTCTTAATCGCTTGTCTAACCTTCGCTGGTAGGGAGTCTAAGAAGTCTTGTTCTTCTTGTGTGGACGGTTCTTTTAGCCTATTTATCTCATAACGATTCAGAGCTTTTGCGAAACTCTGACTTAGCATAGTTACCGGACCAGTAGCTAAAATCGTTGCAGGGTCCAATACGATATACCGGATAGGTAGTTTTTTTTGTGCGTTTTCACTAATTTCCGCCAAAGCTCTTTTGTTCTTAACGATTTCCCCTATAGAGAGAGTTAGAAAAGTCTTATATAAGAAGATGTTACCTGAACGGAAGTATTCCCTAAAGAACTGATCCCCAAAGTTTCCTCCACCAATCTTTTTATACCAATTGGAGAAAAAATCTCTGGACGTTTTATTTCCACCCTTGAAATGAAGTGGGGAATTAGAAAATTCCGTCATGATGTCAATCGTAGCACGCATGATAGCTACGTTATAGTAAGCCTTACGAACTAGTTCGATTGCATCTCTAACCGTAATGCCTGAGTTTGTGTATTGTATTGGGTCTAAACCGGCATCGATATTTGTGTAGATGTTCTCTCGGCTCTTGATTAGTCCAGTAGCACCACGGTAACTCGTTCTGTCGGCACCCTCGACTTCTGACCTGTAACGGACTTTCTTGGAGGCGATACTTGTATTTTCAGAGAAAGACCCCCTCACTCCCAAAGGAATTGCTAATTCCATTTTAGGTTCTGTTGATCCGTTTTTGGCTTTAGTTGTTGCCATTTTCTTAGTAGTTGCTGTCAATTTTGCCATAGCTAAACTTAATTACACTTAATTATTTGAATCCGCGCGGAAGAAATGTCGAAACTATCGTTTCTTTTGGGGTATTTTTCATGTCAAAATAACACTTCGCTCCCCAGTTCATTAGTAATAAAACGGTATAGGAGTCTTTTCTTGGTTTGTCTGGACCTTCGATCTTTTTAAGGTTTCGTGGCAAATCGAAGGTTTGGTGTCCGGTAGGGCTTGCGTTAACCTCAATCATCGCACACTCTGTCTTAGTTAAGTCTATAAGATATCCTAACTGATCTAGAAGTAATGATTTTCGAGAAGCGTCTTTGGCACCCATAGCTTCATCGTCTTCATCAAATACAAGATCGTTAATTGGTATTCTGGCAGAAACTTGTGCATTAAAATCGCCCTCGCTTGGTGGGTAAGAGGCAAACCATATTTTTTTTCTGTCTATGTTGGTTTGTAAAGTTTCGTTTGATGAACGAATCCATTTCGGATTGAAGGTTTGAGCGTGGCAAATTTTCTTCGAAGCCAAATTATAATCTTGAAGGCTATTTCTCACTCCGGCTAAATAATCCTCATTTTCGAAATCTTGGTCGAAAAATTTCATTTCCAGCTTAGAGTCCTTGAATACTGGAAATTCATTACAGTCGTTTATAAATTTGATTCCACCAGCGGCATCAACAATTACATAAACAATATTGAAATGATTCAATAGATAGTGCAGGTATTTCGCCCGATTTTTGATATTGCTTTTCGACAAAGCATATCCATGAACTAGCGTAGACGATCTCGTGTCTGGATCTAGTTCTCCTACAGCCATAGCGAAGTGGTCGGACTTCTCAGAGTCGTTATAGTTAGGGTCAATTGCCAAGACGTATTCTTTCTTTGGATCTCCTACAATTTTAACGGACGGAGAAGATTGTGGTTTGATAGTAACGTCCAACATTTTCCGCATGGAATAATAACCAGCAGATTCGTCTGTAAATTCCGCACCGAACTCCCTTTTGAACTGCGCGTCAGACATCGCAGCGCGAGATTCGTTTAGTTGACGAACGTCATAAAGACCCTCTAAGCATTTTAGGCCGACTTCATAGGATAATTGGAAAATACAGTGTGAGACATCTTCGTATTCCTTTCCTGTTTTGGGGTCTTTTTTATTGGAGATTTTATGAAGATATTCATCATAAAGTTCGTATAGATATTCAAATTTATAGCTCGCAGAACTTAGCCCAAGAAGCTTAGCTCTTGGAAACTCGTATCTATCTTCCTCTGTTATTTCCCCTGCGGCAATTAGTTTATCTTCTGCGTTTTTAAGTTTAGAACGTAAACGTGGCTGAATTTGAACCGCCAAGAATGGTCGAATAACTTCGTTAATAACTTCGCTGGTTAACAAGAGCATCTCATCAATAACCATTACGTTAAAGCGATAACCACGAATTTTACCACCATCACCCAAAGGAAGGGCAATAACCATGGACC